AGTTTTTAAGAATCTTCATTTTCCCTGCAGCGGTTTCGGCGCTGGTTGCCGTAGCACCGCCAAAGGTTCCACCGAGCACGTCCATGACTTCGTTAAGGCTTGCGCCTTCTTTAATCATCGTTGACATCTCTGGGCTCAATGATCGGAGCGCCTTAAAGTTGCCCTGGTATGCCTTGGCTAACGCGTCAGCAACGCTGGCAGAATCCATGCCCGTGGCCGTGCTGATGTCCATGACAAGATTCATGTCATTCATGGCAATGCCAACATCTTTAGTACCGCGCACAAGCGCTTCTAATGCTTTGCGGTATTCGGTGTCGGCAACGCCAGACGCTCGACTCATTGCGCTGATCTGCTTCTCAACCTGCGCGGTCTGTGCGGCGCCAGCGCCAGTCACATTCTGCAAAGTTAATGCGAGCGCGGCTTGTTCTTGCTGGTCTTCCATGGCAGCGCGTGTCGCATCGCCAAGGGCAACAGCCAAACCGCCAAGCGCGGCAGCTGCAGGAATCGCCGCTTTCTTGATTGCAAACTGTGCCTTTTCGCCGACGGTCTCAAGTTGCTGGAATTGTTTGACAGCCTTCTTTACCCCTGTGCCGTCAAACTCGCTGATGATCGGGATATTGATTGCCATTACGCGGTCTCTCTGTTCGCTTCGCTCATGACGCGCTTAACCAATTGCTCCATCTCGGACATGACATCGTTTTGGCGTTGCTCGTACGCCTTCCACATTACTCGCGAACGACTGCCATAACGGGAAGTCAACGCGCGACCTAATGGCCCTTCCATTGACGTGTCAAACATGGTGCCAGTAGCGCCCTGCCATTGGATGAGAAACGTGCCGACATTTGACTTGTTTCCACCGTATTCTTTGATGTTTCGCGTGTTGATTTTGGCAGCGATCTTTTGTTTCATGCCTGGTATCCACGGCAACATTTTGAACCCTGACCTAGTTGACCAATTGCGCGCCATGCCAGATAGCGGGACATTCGAGGGCACAAGTTTGTTGGCGTCGTCAATAACAGGCTGAACGATTTTCTTGTAATCCTTGGTAATTTCACGGCGCAAAGATTTGTCAATTTTGTTGAGGGTCTTTAAGGCTTCTTTAAGCCCGACGACCTCAATTTTTGTTGACACTTGGTTCACGTCATCTCCGTTTTTTGTTTGCCTCGTTAAGCACTTTAATAACCGTTGTCAAGTCCCGTGAGTCAAACGCAATGTCGCTAGGCCACCAACCGACCGCGACCAACACTTCTGCTAGTTGGCGGCGGTAGGTGCCGCGTCCGTAGGGTTTGGGTCTGTCTCATCCAGTACCGGCAGAATGTCGATGTCAGGGTTTTTGCTTAACCATTCGCGCCAGTTGTCACCAACTTGCTCGCCTTTAATCTTCAAAATTGTGTGCATCCAGCAGGCGTAATCCGAGTACAACGGGTTTGCGGAGAGCTGTTGAATGTTACGACGTTCAAGCCGTTCCCATTCAGTAACCACAAACAGGTTTGTGTAGTAATATTCGGGTGCGCTGTCGGCCGTGCGCTTTAACTGCAACTTGATTTTCATTGTTCTCCTATGTCGGCTTGGAGCCGTTAATTATGCGGTTGTGTCAACCGAGTACGTGCCGCCCTGTAGCTCGATCTCGTAAACCGAAAGCTCTCCCAAGGACGCGTTCACGACAGGCAGACTAGAAAAATAAGTATCTGTCAAAATAAAGCCTGGGTTAGTTGCCGAATCACCAGCGCTTGTTGGGTTTACTTTGACGGTGCACTTGGTGCCAAGCAACGGTGCAAGAACCGCGTACGACTCTGACGCTGCATAACTGGCATAAACCGTCAATGTCAAACTATTCGAAAACAACCCTGCCGTCATAGTGCGGGATGTCTGGCCGAATGCGGTATCTTCAAGAGCTTCCGCGGTGACCGTCAACGTTGCTGCGCTGACCTGATCGGTGATGTCAACAATGGTGCCAATTGCGGTGCCAATTTTGACTGTTGGGTTCGAGAGGTAAGTTGATGCTGGCATGTTTGCTCCTTAAGTTCTGATCTGATAGTAGATGATTTGTATTAGGTAGTAGTGGATTATGCGGTCTGGGCTTGGATAGCGCAATCAAGGTCATAGCACGGGTACAACGCGCCACCGATTTCAAGGCTTGACGGACGGCCAGCCATAACAATGATCGGCGAGTTAAGCACAGTTGCAACAATGCTCAAGATTGAGCGGAGCACCGGCAGACCTGCAGGCCCAGAGCCAATAACTTTGATCGGGAACTCAAGGCGCACAATGTTGCCGTTGCCAGCAAACGTGGTGAAGTTTGGTGCGTCCAAATAGACCGAGTTAGGCACAAGTTTTGTTGGGTCGTTGATTACTCGAAGACCTGACACCGCGGTGAGCGTTGCGGTGACGTCGTCTATTGCTTCGTTAAATAGGTCGGTGTAGGACATTAGGCAACCGCTGGACGTGGGATGCCAAGCAGCTGCTTAACGATCGGGGTCAGGCTTTGCTGTGGTGCCGAACCCATGCCGTCAAACGTGGCGTAGGTTGCCTCTATTGAGCCCCTAGAGCGCCACAGAGCGGCGCAATACATCAAAGTGCCCAATGTTGCGTCACCGCCTGGTGAGGTCGTTAGGGAGTCGATATAGCCCGACTCTTGACGCCTGCGATAACAGAACTGATTACCAGCTGACACAGATTGCGTTAGCAACGTGTAGTCATCTGACGGGTTCGTGATCGTGATGCCAAGGTAAGACATGACCTGCGCGGCAGTCACCCATGTGCAAACAGGGTCATTGGCAACAGTCCCAGACGCAGCGACACGCTCGACATCGCTTGCAGTTTTGGCGTAAAGCACCTGATCGGCGATCGGTATTTGGTAGTCGTACAGCAGGTCGCCCTGTGTATCAATACCAAGAAACAAATACTGGGGAAGCGCCCTAACGGAATACGAGCCATTAAAGGTTGCGTCAACACCTGCAACAACGATTGAACTGCCGACTGCAATCTCCGATGGGGTCAGAAGTTGCAGTACGGCAAAGTTGTCAATCAGGTACTTGTTAGTAACTGTGTATGTAGCCATGAGCGGTTGCTCCGCTCTCGACTAGGCCTGGGTGATCTTGCGAATCATTCCGCCGATTGCAGCAAAGGTTGACACGTAGCCATGGAATGACATGTTGCGTCCCAAGACTGCTGGCTGTTCAACGCTCATGAGGCCACGGATTGATTCGTAGAACTCGTAAGCATCGCCTGCACCTTGACCAACGCGGGTGATGATCATGGTCTTGGCAGCGAAGTTGCTGTCAACTACCAACTGCAAGCCGAGTGGGTTGCCGTTCCATGAAGATGCCTGACCGCTACCAAGTGCGTTCTGACCGGTGAGGCCAGCGCCGATGAATGGGAATACTGGACGGCCAGTTGTGTCGGCAAGTTGTCCAAGTTGACCCCATACGTCTGGGCTTACGAACATGTGGGTAGGTGTCCAGTTTCGGTTTGATGAAATGTCAACTGCCGAGTCATAAACAGACTTCAGCAAGTCGGCTACGGTGCCGTCCCAAACGCCTGACGAGTTTGCTGCGGTGAGCAAATTGTCTGCAGCCAAGTTGTCAGAAGCAATCATGTATTCGCCCATGAGGTCATTCAAGATCAATTGCATTGCTGCAGGTGAAGTGAAGTCAATGTCCTGAACTGACAGCGTTACTTGACCAGCAAGTGTGGTCTTGCTGATTGAGTTGGATGCAATCACCATGGTTGTTGCTGATGCTGAACCAAGTTCTGATTGTGATGCAACGCTCGTGTGCGTGGTAATTGTTGGACGGATAAAGGTCTTCGACTGTCCGTTGTCTGGGTAAGCGCGAGCGCCTACAGCATCGACTACTGGACGCAAGAAGTTCAGGTCTTGAACCAATGGCCCAAGTACTGGAACTGGCAACAGACCAGGTGTGTCAGTTGTGAGCACGTCGCCTGCAGCTGCCTGCAATGCGGTGCGCTTTGATGCTGTGTATTCAGCGACTGCGGCGTTTATGTTCTTAAACGTGTCGCCACCGATGTGGTAAGCGGCCATGTATTCGCCTGCGCTTGGCAAAACGAATTCTTTTTTAGCTTGTGCAAAAATTGGGGCGGTTGGGATTGTTGCCTCAACTGCTGGTGCGGTTACTTCTGACATGGGTTCATTCTCCTGTTCTGGGACTACTTCTTCATTTAACACTACTTCTTCTGGCTCTTGGTGGATACTCGCAGCGACGGTAGCGATGTTGGCCATGTCACCAAACGCGCCGATCGGAACGAGTGACAACTCTGTCCAATCCGCTGCTTCGATAATCATGGTTCCTGCTTCGTCGTATGAGAACTTGGTTGGGTTTACGCCAACAGAAACTTGGTCAATTGTGCCGTCTTGAGCCATGACCAGAGCGTCGTTGCCGAGGGTAGTCGCGCTAATCTTGGCCGTGAACAACATTGCTTCCTCTGTTGACACACGTTCTTGGACGACGCCGACCGGCATGGATGCGTCGTGGTACATAAACAAGCGCGGTGCTTTGCCCTCGACTGGCAATGAGCCTGGACGAAAGATTACAGCTGTGCCGTCCGAAACGGTTGCTGGCACGTTGTAGGGAACGGCGGTTCCGCTAATGGTGCGTCGTGGTGCGTCGCCTTTGGCGGCGTCAAGTGTGAACTCTCCTGCGATTAATTTAATCATCGGTTTGCTATCTCCTCTTGAGTGTTTTCTCTAACAATTACTTCTTCATCGTCCATGCGATCGGCCATAAAGTTTTCCTCTAGGTATTCATCGGCATCAAACTCGACGTATGTTCCGCGCGGTAGCACATTGTCCATTGACAAAGCGCCAGCAATTGCGTCGGCATACAATTTCACGCCAAACAAGTACAGGTCTGCGCGCGCTTGCTGGCTTGATTGGTAACTGTACGAGCCAGTAGCGACGCCGACGAGGTATGGCGGGGTATTGGCGAGCCTGCTGCATTCAAGAGCTTGGTATTGACTTGCTTCAATCAACAGCATTTTGTCAGGTGTGCTGTTTGTTTCTGTGTATGTCAAATACTCGTTAAGCGCAGCGGTTTGGTTTGTTGCTCGCGCCGCATTAAATGCTGATGCCAGATCAGCCAACTCTTGCGCGCTAAGTGGTTCGCCACCAGTTTGCTTAAGTACGCCGGCAGGAATGCTTGACGATGCGTTGCGATTGCGCGCAGCTTCTAATTTCAGCGCGGTTTCAATTGCACCAGGTGCCGAGTAGATCAGACCTTGCGCTGGCGACAAGAATTGCACAAGGTTTGCTGGGTCAATTTCTCCGCCTTGGAAATACACTTGCGACGACGGTGCAAACCACACAGGGCCAGCCATGTCGGTCGTAGTGATTGAGCCTGCTGGCAGTCGAGTGAACGATGCCGGATAACCGTCAGCGGTGCGCGACGTGATGTACCAAAACGCGCGACCGAAAAACATAAGGTCATCAAGAGTCCAACTCATAAGAAATTGAAAACTTACATTTGGGTCTGGTCGGCGTATCCATGAACGTGGCGCGATGTACACCTTTTCCATTTCGTCGCCGTTCCACATTTCGTTATACATTTTCAACGGCATCGAGCCAATGACTGACGCCATGAGATCGCGCGCGCGATTAATTGTTGGGACGCTGATTGCTTGATTGCGCGCTTCGCCTTCGCGATAGGTGTAGTACTGGCCGATCATGTTGACGCCGACGTTGGACGACGAGTAACCAGGTGCAAAGCCACCAGCCGCAGCTGCCTTGCTAGGCGCTGGACTTATCGCTGCTTTTTTGGTTTTGTTAAAGATCGCCATGTTCCTACTTTGTCATACAAGTGGCAACCGCGCATGACTTATCCGATTCCGACAAAAGGCAAGGTGCGCGGTCGCCGCGTTTATCTTAGTTATTTACCGCAACAAGCATGGGCTTTCCGCTGTTGACTGGACGGGCACACATGCCAATGCCCCAGACCATTGTTCGCGCTAATTCAATTGGCCCAGGTGAACGCTTGCTTGATAGCACAATCGTGTTGTCGGTGCGAACAGCAACGGCGCGCTGGACATGTTCGGCAAGCAGTTTTTCCCCTGTGTGCAATAGGCGAGCCTCGGCGATCATGTTTTTGGCTAGCGGTGTAAACCGTCCTAGTTCGGCGTAACCAACAACGACCCTGCGACGCTCAATGTTCGGTGGGCAGGTTGCGTCCACGGTTGGCGACAATGCAAACCTGATCGTGGGGTCTTTGGCAAGTTCTTGCACGTTGTCCCATAGCTCTGTGATTGATTCGGCAATGAACGCAACGGTAACAAGTACCCGACCGTCAGACAAGTTGACGCATCTGGTCGCGCTGTATCGGGAGTCATCCAGCGAAGACTCAACTGCCACAACGCCACCGCTAGGGATGTCCCCTGTGTATTCCAATGACGGCCAACGCCCT